ATTGAGGAATTTACAGTCGAACTCCAAGTTCAGTACTGGGAATCTAACACAACTACTTGATGGTTAAACTAAAAGGGGAGGACTTCTATCTCCTCCCCTATTTAAAGGTGAAATATGGCAGAAATATTTGGATACGAAATAAAACGTAAAGCGGAACCTAAGAAAGTTTCCTTTGTACCACCCGATGATGAAGGTGTTGGCCAGGTCGTTAACGCTGGAGGTCACTTCGGGCAATACATTGATATGGACGGAGGAAAGTCTAAGACCGAAAACGATCAGATTATGAAATACAGAGATGCAGCTGCTCAACCAGAAGTTGATGCTGCTATCGAAGACATTATTAACGAAGCTATAGTTGCGGATGAAACACATAATCCCGTTGCTCTAGTTTTAGATGATGTTGAACAATCTGCTTCAATTAAGAAAAAAATTCATGATGAGTTTACACATTTAACTAAACTCTTAAATATGAATTGGCAGGGACATGACATTTTTAGAAAATGGTATATTGACGGAAGATTATATTACCATAAAATAATAGATGTTAATAACCCTAAAGGAGGTATCATTGAATTAAGATGTATAGATCCTCTTAAAATTAAAAAAGTTAAAGAAATCAAAAAGCAAAAGGATAAACTCTCAGGTCAAGACTTAATTAAAGGGACTAATGAGTATTATATCTTTCAAAATAACAATATGAATAAAGCTAATCAGGGATTAAAGATTAGTAAAGATTCTATTGCATACGTAACATCGGGTTTATATTCTCCTGATCATAAATCGGTTTTTTCATATTTACATAAATGCATGAAAACTGTAAATCAGTTGAGAATGCTAGAAGACTCTCTTGTCATATATAGACTTTCGAGAGCTCCAGAAAGAAGAATATTTTATATAGATGTAGGTAACTTACCCAAAGGTAAAGCAGAAGAGTATCTACGAAACATTATGACTAAGTATAGAAATAAACTTGTCTATAATGCTTCAACTGGTGAAGTTAAAGATCAAACTAAACAAATGTCAATGCTAGAAGATTTCTGGTTACCAAGACGTGAAGGTGGTAGAGGAACTGAAATTACTACACTTCCAGGTGGTGAAAATCTAGGTCAGATAGATGATATTATTTACTTTCAAAAGAAATTATATAGATCACTTAATGTACCTATTAATAGATTAGAACAAGAAGCACAATTTTCATTAGGAAGAGCTTCTGAAATAACTAGAGATGAATTAAAGTTTCAAAAATTTGTTGATAGATTAAGAAAAAGATTTAGTATGTTGTATATAGACTTACTAAAAACTCAATGTGTTTTAAAAGGTATATTAACAGAAGAAGAATTCATTGAAATAGCAAATAAGATTAGAATTAATTTCATGAAGGATTCTCACTTTTCAGAACTTAAAGAATCTGAACTATTAAGAGAAAGACTTGGTACACTAAGAGAAATTGATGAATATGTTGGTAAGTATTTCTCTGTAGAATGGATACGAAGAAATGTTCTATTTCAAAAAGATAAAGAAATAGGTGAAATAGATAAACAGATTAAAGCTGAAGGAGATGTTGATGATATGATGCCTGATGATGCTGAAGACAATCAGGATGATAATGATAATCCACCTCCAAAGCCTAAACCCGAACCAGATGACGAGTAGAAATTCGTTTTTTTATAAATAAAATAAAGGAAATTTAAATATGAGTATAGATGATTTGATTGTTGACATTGCCGGAAACGATATGGTAAATGCCACCAAGAAATTTGATGCGATGATGAGTGATAGATTAAATGCTGCTCTAGACGCTAAAAAAATTGAATTAGCTAAAAGCTTTGGAGAAGAAGAAGCTGCAGAAATTGAAGAAGTTGAAACCGAAGATGAGACTTTAGAAGCAGATTCGGAAGAAACTGAAACTGAAACTGAAGCTGAAGAAGGGGATAACGAAAAGGTCGATGACGATGAAGACGTTCAAACAGTTTAGAATCGATCTGAACGAAGGTGCTTATAAAGCTAAGCCAGGTGAAAAGGTTGTTAAATCCTTTAAAGTTGGTAAAAAGAAAAAATATGAAGCAGTGATTACTAAAAAAGGTAATTTTCATTGTGTATACGTAGACGGTGATAAATTAGACGAATTTAAAAGTATTAAAGACGCAGAAAAAGCTGCAAAAGAATTTACAGATTTGATGGGTGGATAAATGAAGCTTATTACAGAACATAATGATGTAGAATTAAACTACATCACAGAGGAAAAAAATGGTAAGAAAAGTCTTGTCATTGAGGGCGTATTTATGCAGGCCGAACAGAAGAATAGGAACGGCCGAATATATCCTAAACAAATCTTAGAAAATGCTGTTAACAAATATAACAGTGAACAAGTTACCAAGGGTCGTGCGGTCGGTGAATTAAACCACCCTGAAGGACCAACGATCAACTTGGATAAAGTTTCCCATAAAATTACTGAACTTAATTGGAACGGTAACAATGTGGTGGGAAAGGCGACTGTCTTGAATACTCCTATGGGCCAAATAGTACAAGGTCTAATGGAAGGAGGAGTTCAATTGGCAGTTTCTAGTCGTGGTATGGGTAGTCTTGAAACTAAAGGCGGTACGAATTATGTGAAGTCAGACTTCATGTTAAATGCTATCGACGTTGTTCAAGATCCTTCTGCCCCAAATGCCTTCGTTAACGGAGTCATGGAAGGAGTAGAATGGATATTGGAAAACGGTACTTTTAGACTTCAAGAAATTGAACAACTCGAGACTGAGATCAAGTCAGCTGGTTCTGCAGATTTGCAGATGAAAGCTTTCAAAGATTTCCTCTCTAAACTTTAAACTCGGAGGAGTATAATATGTCTGATGACAATAAAAAAGACATTGTCGAAGATCAACTCCAAGATGAAATTGTTGACGAAGTTAACGAGGAATCCTTGGACGAAGCTAAGGTGAAGGAAGCTGAAGCTGATAAAGAGGTAGATGGTGCTGCAGCTGCAGTTGATTCAAAATCTGCCGTCGATGCATCAGCGCCTAAAAAGGCAGCAGATCCTAAGGCTAAAAAGCCTGCCACTAAAGCTGGTATGATCAATGCGATGTTTACAAAAATGAATGGTATGTCCAAAGACGAAATGTCTAAGGTATATGCTAATTACCATGAAGGTAATGAGGAAGTCGGAGAAGTTATTGATAACACCAATAATTTTGATGAAGATCTTAATGCCCTAGTGGAATCTGAAGCAACTCTTTCTGATGGCTTCCGCTCTAAAGCAGAAGTTATTTTCGAAGCTGCAGTTAAAGCAAAAGTGGCAGATCATGTCAATAAGCTTGATGAGCAGTATAAGGAAGAGCTCGAGGAAGAAACCAAAAATGTTCATGCAACCATCGTTGAGAAGGTTGACGGATATTTAAACTACGTCGTAGAAAAATGGATGGAAGAGAATAAGATTGCAATGGAAGCTGGTCTTCGCACTGAAATCTCAGAATCTTTTATCAAAGCACTGCACGGTGTTTTCAATGAGCATTACATTGAAGTACCTGAATCAAAAGTTGATCTTGTTGATGAACTCACCAAGAAAAATGATGATTTAGAAGAGCAAGTAAATGCTACTATGGAAGAAAATATCAAACTTAAAGAGGAAAACGGTACTCTCAATAAGGATGCTATTTTAGCCGAAGCTGCTGAAGGTCTTTCTGACGCACAAACCGAAAAGTTAAAGTCACTTGCGGAAGGTGTCTCTTTTGATTCAGCTGAAGACTATCAGTCAAAGTTGAATACATTAAAAGAGTCATATTTCAAGACTGAAACTGCAACTCAACCCGACGCGATTGTCGAAATTGATGAATCTTCTACTGAAACAGTTGAAGTGAATGAGTCAATGTCTCGATATCTCGCTGCAATTAAAAAAAGTAAATAAGGGAGAACTTTATGTTTACTAGCGACAAACTTATGGAGAAGTGGGCACCTGTATTAGATGCAGAAGAAGCTGCTCCTCTTGGCGACAAACATCGCCGAGCTGTAACCGCTACAGTCCTTGAAAACACTGAAAAGGCTCTTAGAGAAGAGCGTTCTCAGCAGAACTTTCAATTGACTGAAGCAGCACCAGCTAACAACGTTTCATCAAACGTTGATAACTGGGATCCAATCTTAATCGGTTTAGTTCGAAGAGCTATGCCTAACCTAATTGCATACGACATCTGTGGTGTGCAGCCAATGACTGGCCCAACAGGTCTTATCTTCGCAATGAAGTCAAGGTATACCACACAAAGTGGTGCTGAGGCTCTATTTAACGAAGCTGATACAGACTTCTCTGGTGCAGGATCCCATCTCGGTGGTTCTTCATCTATAGTTGGTGACGTTAACCCTCCTGGTCAATCAGGACAAACTTCTGCCGATGCTAACTCAGACTCTGTCGATGACGTGTTTGGTGTAGGTACTGGTATGACAACTGATGCGGCTGAAACACTTGGTGACGGCGGTGGAACTAACTTTGCAGAAATGGCTTTCTCAATCGAAAAAGCAACTGTTACTGCTAAGTCAAGAGCACTTAAAGCTGAATACACAATGGAATTGGCACAAGACTTAAAAGCAATCCACGGATTGGACGCTGAGTCTGAATTAGCTAATATCCTCTCTGCAGAAATCCTAGCGGAAATCAACAGGGAAGTTGTTAGAACTATCAACTCTAGAGCTAAGCAAGGGTCTGTACAAACAGACATCACAACAGATGGTACATTTGATGTGAATGCTGACTCTGATGGTAGATGGTCAGTTGAAAAATACAAAGGTCTTCTAGTTCAGTTAATGAGAGAAGCTAACGTAATTGCAAAAGAAACACGAAGAGGTAAAGGAAACTTCTTAATGTGTTCTTCTGATGTTGCGGCTGCCCTTTCAGCTTCTGGAATGTTAGACTACGCACCTGCAATCGCAGGAAATGCTGGACTTTCAGTTGATGATACAGGCAACACTTTTGCCGGTACTCTTTCAGGTGGAATGAAAGTTTATTTAGATCCTTATGCAAATACTGACTATTGCACAGTAGGATACAAAGGACCTAATCCTTATGACGCAGGTCTTTTCTATTGCCCATACGTACCTCTAACTATGGTACGAGCAGTAGGGGAAAATTCATTTCAACCAAAAATCGGTTTCAAAACTCGATATGGAATGATTGCTAACCCATACGTGGCAGTGGACGGAACAGTTGGTGCTGTAAGAACTAACCAGTATTACAGAATCACTAAAATAACTAATATCCTTTCATAAGGGTAAGTTATAATCCAAACTAGGGGAGGCTTCGGCCTCCCTTTTTTTTGCCTATAAATAGATGTATGATCACCGGTTTGTCTTATGGGTTTCATGATGCAGCTAAAACGATAATTGATTTGAATGGTAATATCATCTATGCAGGTCATGCTGAACGTTATAGCCGTATAAAGAACGATAAAAATTTACATCCTGATATGCCAGAAAATCAGGGTAAAATTGTTTTTTATGAAAAACCTATTTTAAAAAATTCTAGAAGATTATACTCTAGCCAAAAAATGAAATGGAATGAATGGAGAACTAAATCATTTCATCATCATTGGTCTCATGCTGCAGGTTCATATTATACAAGACCTTTTGCAGAAGAGCCTGTTTGTGTAGTAATTGATGCAATAGGTGAATGGGACACATGTTCAATCTGGTATAAAAAGAAAAAAGTCTGGTCTCGTAAATATCCATATTCATTAGGTTTATTCTATTCAGCAATAACAAAAAGAATAGGGTTAAAGCCGCAAGAAGATGAATATATAACAATGGGAATGGCTGCTTTTGGTGAGCCTATATATGATTTAGAATATTTACTTGAAACAAATTTACACAAGGGTTGTGGTAATATATTGCCTAATGCTCGAAATGAAGATATTGCTGCTTCTGCTCAATGGTTGATTGAAAATAAAATAATTCAAATAATGCAGAAAGCTAGTCAATATTCTAAAAGTTTATGTTATGGAGGAGGTGTTGCACTTAATTGTGTAGCTAATAGCAAAATAACATATCTATTTGATAATATATGGATAATGCCAAATCCAGGCGACGCAGGTGCTAGTTTGGGTGCGGCAGCAGCATATTTAAATAAACCAATTAAATGGAAGGATACGTATCTTGGATATAATATCGATGTTGATGTTTCGCCTAAAGAAATTGCTGGCCATCTTTTTAGGCATTCTATTGTGGGCGTGGCTCACGGTCGTGCTGAGTTTGGTCCTCGTTCCCTTGGCAATAGGAGTCTTCTTGCTGATCCCCGTAGAGATATTAAAGACACGGTCAATAAGATCAAGAATAGACAGAAGTTCCGTCCGTTCGCACCGGCCATTCTAGAAGAATTTGCTGATGAATATTTTGAAGGACCAATGAACGAGTACATGCAGTACATCGCAAAAGCAAAACATGATTTAACCTCGTGCACGCATGTGGACGGGTCTGCGCGCGTGCAGGTAGTGAAAAAAACATGTAGGTCTATATTAAGGCCTATTTTAGAAGAATGGTGGAAGATGAGTAGATGTCCTATGTTACTTAACACATCATTAAACGTAAAAGGCGAACCAATAATAAATACTTGGCAAGACGCTGAAAATTGGAGTAAGAAATATGGGGTCAAAACTTATTAGCCTTGGCTGTAGTTTTTCGGAACATACATACAGAGCAGGTGTAGATAGAGTGCCTGTAGATTTTTTATTTTGGGATCATCATATGGCTGATTATTTAAATTTAGATTTGGTTAATTATGCTGTAGGTGGTAGCGGATGGGATGAACACATTTTTCAATTATCTAACGCAATAGCCGAACACGGCGAAGATATAGAAGCAATAATAATAGCAGCTTCACAATGGGATAGATTTGCTTATCCTTATTCGTGTGGATTTGAACATATAGTTCCACCTGTAGTTCAAAACTGGCAACAACACCAATATCAAGGTTTTCAAAATATTGTAACTCATCATTGGCAAAAAGTACTTAAAGCTTGTCTTCGTTCAACTTTTGCACATATGTTTAATGCCATACAATTGGCTGAAAATATTAAAGCAAAAATAATGATATGCCAAGTTTTAGGACCTTGGAGTCTTCTTGAAAAATATGGTATGACTTTGGAACCACGTAGCTATTTTTCTATGTTATATGATACTATATATGAAACTACAGAATTGAATCATACTTACAGAGCGTTAGAAAATGATAAAAGATTAGCAGGCTTTCCGTATTGGGATAAGCTTGGTGGTGAGTATATTTGGAATCCAGATTTAATGAATAAATGTGCAGTGAAATACAAAGATCTTATAATAGGTGGTCGTCAAATTAAAGAGACTTGGCAAGTTGATGAGAATGGAATAGCTTGGGCTGGTATAAACAAATTTCAACAAGGAAATAAAAAGGTTAGCCTACAGGTTGATTCTCATCCTAATGGATTAGGGCAGTTATTTATTTTTGAAAGAATGAAAGAGTACTGGAATGAAGTATATAAATAGAATAAAGAAATGGTTAAAAAAACAGTGGACTATTCTTAAATGGAGATTTAAGAAAGATGATGACGATGATGACGGAAATAATACCTATGTCTACGATTAATAAGGATTAAATATGCCGTACCAAACACAGATTAATTTTACAGATACTTATGTTGCACCAGTACAAGGTGAAACAACATTTGTAAATCCATCAGGATTTAAACTTTTAATCGATAATATGAAGTATAAAAATGCACAGTATTTTGTACAGATGGCTGCATTACCAGATGTATCTACACAAGGTGCGCCATTAGCATATAAGCAAAGAAATGTCACAACCATGCCGGATAAATTAGAGTATGCACCGCTTGAAGTAACGTTTCTTGTAGATGAAGATATGATAAACTATAAAGAAATTCATGATTGGATTGTTGGATTAGTTACTCAGCACGATAGAAAAATTGGACAGACAACTTATAATGACCGAAAGACTAGAGATATAACATTACAGATTCTTACAAGTCATAATAATGTGGCACAAGAAATAACATTTATTGATGCATACCCAATAAACATTAGTTCATTACCATTTACTACTGCAACAACAGATGTAGAATATTTAACTGCAGCTGTAACATTCCAATACTCTTATTACAAATTTAAAAAGTAATATATAATATTACATTGAGGATTATATTATGACGCTAGATGAAATACATGAAATGTGGAAACGAGACTCTCAGTTAGATGAGATGAATCTTGATAATGCATCAAGAGATGCGGCCAAACTTCATTCAAAATATTTAGAACTACATTCACACGCTAAGTTATTTGTTGCAAAACTAGAACTTGACTTTAAAGTACTATTAAGAGATAAATGGCTTTGGTATAATGGCAAACTGCCAAAAGAAAAAATAGATGAATTGGGTTGGGAATATGACGCTTTAAACGGATTAAAAGTTTTAAAAGGAGAGATGGATTATTATTATAATGCAGATCCGCATATTCAAGAAGCTCAAGCCAAGATAGAATTATACAAAACACAAGTAGAAACCTTTAAAGAAATACTAGAAAATATAAAGTGGAGACACCAAACAATCAAGAATATGATTGAATGGCGTAAATTCACTTCAGGTGTCTGATGCTTAAAATTAAAAAGAAGAATCACGCTTTTATTAGTATAGATGCTGAACCTTCTATACTAAATGAAATAAGTGATTATTTTACGTTCTACGTTCCTGGGTATAAGTTTATGCCATCATATAGGAATAAAGTTTGGGATGGAAAAATACGTCTTTTTAATATTCACACTAAAGAGTTATATTCTGGTTTATATCATTATGTTGAAAAATTAGCAGCTGAAGAAGGTAGAAACTATAAAATAGAATTAGAAGATTCTCAATATGGTTATCCAAACGAACAGCAAAATGTTCCTTTAGATTTTTTAGATTCATATAATTTAACAGTAAAAAATAGACCTATAAAAATAAGAGATTATCAACTTCAAGCAATAAGTCATTGCCTTAATAATAAACAAGCACTTTTATTATCTCCAACCGCATCAGGTAAATCACTAATAATATATTGTGTTGTTAGATGGTATATAGAAGAATTCAATAAAAAGGTATTAATTATAGTTCCTACAACATCGCTAGTAGAACAAATGTATTCAGATTTTGCTGATTATTCAAAACATGATATAGGATTTGAAGATTCGTGTATGCATAGAATATATGCAGGTAAATCTAAAACAGCTGATCATGATATAGTTATTAGTACTTGGCAATCAATATACAAAATGCCTGGTAGTTGGTTTGAACAATTTGGATGTGTATTTGGAGATGAAGCACATAATTTTAAAGCAAAATCACTTACGACTATATTAGGAAAAATGAGAGAATCTGAATATAGATTTGGAACTACTGGAACTTTAGATGGAACACAAACACATCGTTTAGTTTTAGAAGGTTTATTTGGTAAAATATTAAGAGTTACATCAACAAAAGAATTAATGGATAAAGGCGATTTAGCAGAATTAGATATTAATGTTCTATTGATGAAGTATAGTGATGAATTGTGCAAATTAATGAATGGTGCAAAATATCATGAAGAGGTAGACTTTATTGTAGGTTATCAACCTAGAAATAAGTTTATCACAAATTTGGCATTAGATCAAAATGGTAATACGTTAATACTATTTCAGTTTGTAGATAAACATGGTAAACCACTTCATTCTATGATATCAGAAAAAGCTGGAAAAAATAGAAAAGTATTCTATGTATCAGGCGAAACAGGAGTAGATACACGTGAAGAAGTTAGAAATATTACGGAAAAAGAAAAGAATGCGATTATTGTTGCTAGCATGGGAGTGTTTTCTACTGGTATAAATATTAGGAATCTGCATAATATTATATTTGCATCTCCTTCAAAGAGTCAGATAAGAATATTGCAGAGTATAGGTCGAGGATTAAGAAAAAGCGATGACGGTAGACCTACAATATTATATGATTTAGCTGATGATTTACATTGGAGAAAAAACAAAAACTTTACATTAAATCATGCAGCTGAAAGAATTAAAATATATTCTAAAGAAAGATTTAAATATAATATTCACGAGTTAAACATATGACAGATAAAGATAAAACATATCACGATATTAATATTAGACATTTTAAATTAGTGTCTGGTGATGAAGTTATTTCTTATGTAACAGATGTAAAAAATGAAAAGGAAAGTTTATTAACATTAGAAAGACCATTACAAATACATCGGATGGGAATGGGCAGTTTCTTTTTTTCTAAATGGCATCCATTTTCAAAGAAAGATGAGTGTGTAGTAAATCCTAGTCAAATAGTATCTCATTCAGAGTGTGCGGATGCAGTAAAAGAGCGGTATATACAAATATGTTTAGATATATCAAAAGAATCAAATATGCAGTTTTTAGAAAATATTGATATAGAAAAAGAATTAGAGAAACGTGTTGAAGATCTTAAAGAAGAGATTAACTTGCTGCCTAAAAACGGCAAGGGACCAACATATCATTAGGGTATCCTCCTCCCTCCAAAAACCTCTATTAATTATACCACAAAAACAACGGTTTGTACACCGTTAATCTGCAGTAAACGGAAAATAAATGCAAAAAAACGTATGTACATTTCGTCAAAAATATGGTAGAATATAGTTATTGAAAGGAAGTAATATGAAAAAACAAAAACCACATTACGTGAACAATAAAGAGTTTTCACTAGCTGTGGTAGAATACGTAAAAACAGTTAATGAGGCACAGAGTAAAGGTAAGGAAATTCCTAACGTTACAAACTATATAGCTTCTTGTTTTTTGAAAATAGCTCAAGGTTTATCACATAAAGCCAATTTTATACGATATACTTATAGAGAAGAAATGGTTATGGATGCTGTAGAGAACTGCCTTAAAGCAATTACAAATTATAATATTGAGGCAAGTACTAGAACAGGCAATCCAAATGCATTTGCGTATTTTACACA